TTTTTTTTTTCCCCCCCCCCCTTTTTGTGCGGGGCTTTTTTGTGTCTTTTACAGGGAAAATCCTAAAAATTATCTTTGAGGCATGGAATTGTCAAAATTCAAGAAAGACAGCAGTTTTCAGCGTATAAAGGCGAGTTACATAGATGAGAGTTCAGTGGAACTGACCGAGCGTGAGGCGGAGAAAAAGAAGAGGATGAGCCACGCATGGTCACTGAGATTGAACAACAAATACTCTACTTATCAAGTAATTCAGATACTAATGAGAGACCACGGGATTTCTCAGGCTTCGGCGTATCGTGAGTATAATATGTCCATGCAGATTTTTGGAGAGCTGGAGGCTACCACATTAGCAGCAGAACGACAAATACTGAAAGAGGCTTTCTGGAATGAATACCAGAAGGCTGTAAAGGCTGGCAATGGAGATCTTGCAGTTAAGGCACTAAAAGAGTATAAAGAAATATCTAATATTGATAAAAATGAAAACGAGATAGACCCTAATAAGATACAGGCGCATGAGTATAACATCAAAATGCCGAGAAGAATTTATAAAATGATGGATAAGGAGTTTGCATATGGTGTAGTAGATTTTAATAATTTAGAAATCGAAGATGCAGAATTTAGAGAAGTAGAAGAAAGCGAAGATGATGATGAATAGAGAGATTAGCAATTTGATAAAACCACAGAAAGAGATTCTGCTCAATCCTATGCAGATGGCAGCAGTGCTGGCAAACCATCGCTATAAAATTCCTTATATCACAATAGAAGCGGCGAGGGGGTCGGGTAAGTCTACTGTTTTGGGGTGGTTTTTAAAGGAAGCCGTAAGGCAGATGCCACGCTCTACTGGTGTGATTGTGGGGGAGACTTTTGTGCAGATAAAGTCCAGAACACTGCCATCTACCAAAGAAGGACTGGAGATGTTTGGGCTGTATGAAGGTTATGACTATGTAGTGGGAAAGAGTGGAGTATCTATGGGCTTCGAGCGACCATTCCAAGCGCCCGACAGCTGGAATAATGTAATTCATTTCAGAAATGGCGCCATTGCGGTGATGGTTTCGCTAGACAATCCCAATTCAGGAAGGGGATTGAATTCTTATTGGGTAATGGGCGACGAGGCTGTATTGCTTACCTACGACCGATTATTCAACAATGTTTTGACAACTAACAGGGCAAAGAAGGTAATATTCAAAGGCAAATCTATGCTTCATGCCGAGATATTCGTTTCTTCTGTGGCGATGACCAAGAAGGGGGAATGGTTTACTAATAGGGAGAAAATGGCAATAGAAAACCCAAAAGAGTATACCTTTATCAAAGCATCTTCAAAAGTTAATATCCACAATCTAAAGCCTGGCTGGATAGAGAAGATGAGAAGAGAGGCGCTCTCAAAGACTATGTTTGAAGCTGAGATACTGAACATCCGCCCTGGGAAGATAGCAGATGGTTTCTATGCACAGCTCAGCAAGAAGAATTATTATAAGTATAAATATGATATTGATGCTTTGGGGGATTTGACAGAAAACTATGTGCCGAGCAGTAAGTATGACACTGATTTGGTGCGTGGTGTTCCGCTTCAATTCAATTTGGATTTCGGGGGAAGAATTAACTGCGGGACAGTATCGCAGTATTTAGAAAGCCAAGGAGAAATAAGATTCATTAAGGAGTTCTTTGCGAAGAACCCTGATAAACTTTCCGATATGGTTAAGCAGTTCATCGACTACTATAAACACCACCAATCCAGCTGTAATGTAGTGCATCTGTATCATGACCGCTCTGGTTACAAGTCCGAGGCGAACTCCAAGACTACATTGGCAGAAGATGTAGAGAATGCGCTCCGTTCGGCTGGGTGGATAGTGATTAACCAGACACCGAACACGAATAATCCCGAGCACATACAGAAGTTTAGGTTGATTAACGAAATTCTTTCCGAACAGAATCCTCGGCTTCCTATTGTTAGGATAAATGAAAATCAGTGTCCGAACTTGATAATATCAATGGAGAATGCACCGCTGACAAGTGATGATGCCTTTAAGAAAGACAAGTCCTCCGAGCGAAGCAGTACAATTCCACAAGAACACGCCACTCACTTTTCGGATACGCTGGATTACTGTTTGTTTTGGCAGTTCAGTTATCTTTTGGATTACGACTACTCCGATTCCTTTATTATTACCAACATTTAACATCTACAGGGTCTCCTCATTCCGAGGGGATTTTTTTTGTTTTTGGCTTTCCAGCATTTCGGGAAGTCCCTTTCATATTTCGGTAAAAAATAAAACTGCAATTGTAGAAAAAACTAAGGCGGCTCGTGGGTTAATTCGCACACTTTGAGAAAAAAATAAAAATTTCATCGGTTAATAGTTTGATAAACAAATGATTAGTTTCAAAATTTTGAGAAAGAGCCTTGTTTTTTGGTGTTTTTTAGTGTGTCTTTTATGCTTTCAGTGTGTTGTTTGATATTTGCGGTATGGAAAAAACGCTGTTTTTATCTGATGTTCTCACGGAAATGAAAAAAGTAGATGCCCGCAAAAATCCTGTTCCTTTTTCTCTAAAAATTAGAAGTTTTAACCTGCAAAATAAAACGGGGGGAAAATTGATAAGTTACGAGGAGGCGGTTCTGCTTCGTCCTCCTGCGAAAAAAGGGGCGGTAAGGCTGGCGGATGAAACGCCTTTTAAAAATCCTAACCATTGGGAAAATCGCACCAGGAATATCAAACTGAAAAACGGCGAAATAAAGAAAATACACATTATTTTCATCGAGGAATTTAACGGCAAAAAGGTGGTTTTTTAATAAAAAAATAAATAAAAATGCAGAAAATAGACAATGATACCTATATAGTAGGGGGTAATTCTGTGGTGAGTTTCAGCGGTGCTGCCAAAGGCGCCAGCGCAGAACCTCACAGCGTTGCGAAAATAAACGCATCGACTACGGATTCCAATAACTGGTGCAACTGGGGCGATGATAACCAATATCCTAAGCGCTTGATGGAAAAAGTGGCTATGGTGGGCGCTGCTTTGGGCGGATTGGAGGTGCTTACTTCGGCTCATTATGGGCTGGGGCTGAAGGTTTTTGAATTAGTGGAAACCGAGGGCGATGCAGAGTTTAGAGAAAAAATTCCCAGCAGTGAGCCAGATATCTATGATTTTTTTGACCGAACGCAGTTTGAATTGGTATTGAGCGATTTGGTGGCGGATTTTGAGTGTTTTGGTATTGCTTTCCCAGAATTTCTGCTGAGTCCAAACGGCGAAGAAATTATTTCTGTATCGAGACAGCAGGCGGGGTTCTGTAGGTTTGAAAAGCCCAAAAACGGCATGATAGAAAATATTTACATCAATTCTGCTTGGGGCGAAACGGATTTTAACGAAAAAGATACTATAAAGGTGCGATGCTTCGGGCAGAATTTGTCCATGCAGGAAATCAAAGACTACTGCAAGGCGAAGAAAATCAGCAAATTCATTGTTCCTATTGTCAATACCTTGATGATAGAGAAAGTTTATCCATCAGTCGGCTGGCATTCTTCGTTCAAAAACGGCTGGATGGATGTAGTATTGTCCGTTCCAGAGCTGAAAAAACGAATGTTTGAGCAGCAGTTCAACTTTAAATATATGATTCATATCGCTGATGATTTCTTTACTCACAGATACGGAAAGGATGAGTGGGCGAAGTTTGACGGCGAGCTGAAAAATAAACTCAGAGAAGAGCTGGTAAACAGCATAGATACAGAAATGACGGGGAATAAAGGAAGCGGAAAAAGTTTGATTTCTCCATTTTTTAGGGACAAAAACTCGGGAGAGCTGATAAAGGGAATTCAGATTGAGGAAATCAAGCAGACACAGGCTGGCGGTGATTTCCTGCCCGATGCCAGCGCAGGAAACTCGGAGATTTTGTTCTCTATGGGGGTAGATCCAGCCCTGTTGGGTGCGGGTGTTCCTGGTGGAAAAAACTTGAGCGGTTCTGGATCTGATAAACGGGAGGCATGGACGATACTTTGTGCGAGGCTTCCGAGGAAACATGCCCGAACGCTTTGGGTTTTCAGACTAATTCAGATATGGAATAACTGGAACAAAGACCTTGTGGCAAAATTCCCAAATATCAATCTGACAACCTTGGACAAAAACCCAAATGGACAAGTGGCAGTTAAGAATTAAATTACCAAAAGTAAAAGTTTCGTAATCAGTGCGGAAAATATAGTAATAATGGAAAAAATAACAGAACAGAAAGCCAGAGAGCTGGTGAGCTTTCCCAAGAATTTTGATTTTGAATTGATAGACCAGCAGTATGGATTTGAGAGAAAGATTTTCTCCTTGGTAGACAAAGAAGTATTCCAAGAGCTGGAAACCTCCAATCCAACGGCTTATAATAATTTGGTAACGGCAGGGCTTCATTACAGCTTTGTTTTATCGCTTCCGAGGATAAAGGTTCATCTGAGTAACTATGGAATCAACCAATATGAGCAGGGAACGACCAAAAACGCCAGCTGGTGGGATGTTCGTGACTTGGCTTTGAGTTGGATCAGAAAGGCAGATTTTTATTTAGCAAAAGCCTTGAATCTTTTGGCGGAAAAACAGGAATTGCCTTTTTTCAAGAGAAGTTTCTCGCTTCTGCCGTTTTCTGAAACGAGATATTACTTCGGAGAAATTTCTCCAGAGGTTTATTTGATGCTTTCAGATTTGATGCGTGGTGCTTTGGATGAGTTTCTTTCCAAAATGAAACCTTGTGAAGCAGATGTTCTTCTGGGCGATGATGTGCTGAAAAATTTAATAAAAAAATACTGTATTGATAAATCAAAAGCAGATGCCACAGCAGAGCAGGGCTATCTATTTACCAGCACAGGCATCGTGGTGCAGTATGAGGAATTGCCGTGGCAAAAGTCTGTAGTGCTTACAGATGAGGAAAAAATAAGATTCCAGGAAGGTCATCTGAGGGGAAGCGAAAGGTATCTTACGCAAATATGGGATTATCTAAGTATATATAGGGACAAATTCCCTTGCTGGAATGCGGAGGACTCTCAGCTAAAAGTCCCTATCATCACAAAAAAAGGAGGTCTTTTCTTGTAATATCTTGTCTTTTTTTAGCACCCTGCGGGGTGCTATTTTTGTTTTTGTGATTACAGAAATACATACAGAAGATTTGCATTATTGTCCAAGCACAGAGGTGTTTGGAGGTATTTTGGTGAGGCTCTACTATGCTTCTGTTTGGGACTTTGCGAAAATAGTTCTTCCCGAAGCGGAGGGTTACGAAGATAGCAGGATAATTTCTAAGGGAAATATTTTACTCAAACACGGAAAAAGTCTAAAGGCTGTGGATGTTTATCTAGACCAAGGTTCTCTATCGGAGAAGGTCACTGGCAGTGCAAAGAGATGGAAGCAGATGAGCGAGCTTTCGTTTCAGCTGACAGGAATGACGCCTAGAAACCTTGGTTTTCTTTCCCAGACGGGAAATTCTGGGCTGGTGTTTTTTGTCTCGGATAGTAACGGCAGAGTTTGGGTTCTGGGGAATCTTAGAAACGCTGCATACCTTACCAGCGGAGATGCTACTTCTGGGAAGAAATTCGAAGAGGATAACATGGTAAATTTCACTTTTTCAGCCAATACAGCGCTGTATGAATATGCAGGAAGCATCGCAGAAATAGGAGAGAAAGGAGAAAAGGAGGAAAAAAAACAAGTAGGAGGATTTTCCAAAGGATTTAGTAAAGGATTTAGAATATAAAGGACTATGAGCAACATAACAACATTAGAAGAAATCAACCAACTTCTTCCTGATAATAGCAACGGAGAAATTACAGAAGCAAAATTAAGACAGAGTTTTGAGAAAACTTTTTCTGAAATAGACAGGAAAGCAGACAATGGAAGACTTGGAAGTATGCAGAGTGAAATTCAAAACAGAGCAAGTGTAGATGCCTCTAATATAGAAGCTGAAAAGTTTTACGAAGCAATAAAACCATTTATTCCTGCGTCCAGCGGAGGAGGGAGCAGTAGTGTAGCAAGTAGCAATGTGGCAAGTAGTCACCTCACTTCAACAAATGGTGCTGGGATGACTCTTGGTGCAAACTGGTTTATTAACACAGCAGGATTTTATTATTCTATCAAGGGGCTTATTGATAAGTCGGCAGATGATAGTTTTGACAGATTCCTTGTGCAGGATGCCGAGGGTAAGGTGGAGAATTTCCTACTCAATAAATTATTCAGCAAAGCTTACGATTTGGAAAACAAGGTAAGCGACAAGGCTTTCAATGGCTACCTAATGTATAATCCTACAACAAAGCAGATAGGGTTTTCAGATACAGCCAAAGTCTCTACTACATTCAATGTTCCTGCGACTATCAATGTCAATGTAAAGAATGTTTTGTCTAACATCAATGCTACAGCACCAGCAGGACAGCAGATTTCCCAAGATTTAAAAAACACCATAGCGAAGATAAAACAGCTGGAAGATATAGGATTTACGCCTGTTCTTGCCTCTGAAATGGTTATAAGAACACTGGATAGAAGCAGATTTCCACAGGCGCTGATAACCAAGAATTACCAACTGCCTATGCCTTTTACTTTGAGCGATGGAATGATTGTAGGTGCGAGGTCTAATGCTTTTCCAGCTGAATTTAGGAATAATGTTTATATGTCTACACGCGAGGGCGAAGCGCTTTATTCAGTAGGGATAAACAAAGAACTTCCTACGGACAGAAATTGGATTTTTAAGTTTAGAACATATAATAGCCCTAATCTGTTCCGTATAGATAGAACTTTTGGAGCGATTCATTTTGCTGACTCGCTTGATGCATCACCAAAGTCTGATTTAGCGAACGATTTGGTAATAAAAGATGCGTGGTCAAGAGAAGCTGTTTCTCCAAATAATCGGATTTCATCTCAAACCGTAATTAACGAAACAGATGGCTTTGCTGATATTTACCTAATAAAAGAGGGAGGTTTGATAACGCTTTTTGCCCTAATGAAAAACACAGGGGGGATGCAGATGACTACATTCACAGCGCAAAGCACAGACAAATACATCCACTTTGTTACGCTGTTCTCAAGCCTTTCCATTGCTGATTTTGTGATAAAAGATATAAGCTATAACATTCAATAAAACAATATAATATGAACGAAAATTTGATGATACCGAAGCAGGTGCAGGGTATTTTAGATGAAGTAGAAAACACGCCACTTTATCTTGCGGAGTTGCCAATGGAAGCGCATCCGAAACTTCCACAATTTAACCGATTTATCCGAGTAATTAACTTGGATGCGAAAAGTGAAAACGAGTTCGTTATGTTCGGTTACAGACAGATTCTAAAAGATAAAGAAACTGGGGAGGAGATTAATATCCAACTGCCTACGCCTGAATGGGTGGTTTATAAGGATACTTGGAGTTACCTGCGAGGAACGAAGAATGAGCTTATCAATGTTCCTGTAAAAGATGAAGATGGCAATGCTACGGCAGAAACACAGCCGATAAAGGTCAGTAGTTACAAGTATATGCTTTGGCTGATGAAGAATAACAGAGCGACTCTATTGCAGTTAATCCAAGGGTATCTGGCTGATTTTGTAAGGACTAAAAACGAAGAATTAGACAGATTATGAAAGACATAGGAAAGTTTATCGGTGGGCTGTTTCTGTTCCTTATAGCGTGGGCGCTGTTTCTTCCTTTGTCGCTACTGAATTTCTTGGCTGTGGCAATAAAGTTCAAGGATTTAGGCTATTTCAAGAGTTCGGCGGTCAATTTAGACCGCTTCGGAAACTCTGAATTCCGAACTCTTTTCAACTTGACTTTAAAGAAAAAAGAAGGCTATAAATTTGGAAACATGGAGGAAACTATCAGCTCTGTTTTGGGCAAAAACCAAAGGGATAACACGCTTTCATTTGCTGGCAAAGTGCTGGTATTCATTCTTGACACGATAGACAAAAATCACTGTAAAAAAAGCATAAAAGAATTTTAAATATGAATATAAAAGAATTTATTGTGGACAACCTGGTGTTGTTATACAAAGGGAGTTTTTCGCAGAAGTTGATGGCATCAGCACAGTTGTCTCTAGCTCCAGCGGCAGCCGTAACTCTCACAGAACGGATTAGCGGGGGGGATGTAGAAAGTGAGTTTTTCCTGTTCTGCTTTTGTGTGGTTTTA